GATAGCGGCGACTACGGCCCCGGCGATGAGAACGCGGCGATCCGCGCATGCCTGAGCGATGCGGTGATGCTGGCCACAGTGCTGGAGATGGCGAAGGAAGCGGTGGCGACGCTGCAGGCCGAGATCGACAGGGCGGAGGCGAAGCGATGAGAGGCCGCCGCACGCTGCGCGAGATCATGCTCGCCAATCAGAAATCCGAGGCGCTGTACGCCGCGCTGGCGGGCAAGCCGGTGCGGAAGATCGATATCCCGCCAGAGCCGAAGAAACGCGTCAAGCGCGAGCCGGCGCCGGCAGAACAGCGCGAGCCGTCAGAAGCCGAGATCCTCAAGGCGATCATGCAGTTGTTGAAGCACCATCCGCGCGTGGCGCAGTGCTGGCGACAGAACAGCGGCACCTTCGCGGAGCGCAACCGGGACGGCTCAACGCGGTACATCCGGGCCAACACGCAGAAAGGCATGAGCGACATCATGGGCGTGCTGCGCGACGGGCGGACGCTGGCCATCGAGGTCAAGTCGCGCACTGGGCGCATGCGCCCCGGACAGGAGGAATTCCTCGCCACAATCCGGCAGGCCGGGGGCGTGGCGGGCGTTTGCCGCAGTGTGGACGATGCCGTCAAGCTGTTGGGGGATGCATGACAACGAAACTCGACTTCAGCGCGCTCGCGCAGCGCCTGCTCATCAGCGCGGAAACCCTCGTCCCCCAGTGGCTCGCAGGCGGTCGCAGGAGGGGCCATGAGTGGGTCACCGGCGACCTGGCCGGCGGCGAGGGCGATTCCTGCTCCGTCAACCTCCTGAGCGGCCGCTGGGCCGACTTTGCCACCAGCGAGCGCGGTGGGGATCTCATCAGCCTGTACGCCGCGATCCATGAGATCACCATGGGCGAGGCGTACCGCGAACTGAGCGACGACGCGCCCGCCAGCAGCGTGCCCGCCAAGCCGCGCCCAGCGAAACCGCAGCGGCAGGTCATCGTGCCGGTCCCCAGCGAGGCGGCGGACTGCGACTGCATCCACCCGATCCACGGCGACCCATCGGCCCGCTGGACGTACTTCAACGGCGACGGCGACGTGCTCGGGTACGTCGCCAGATACGACCCCGAGGGCCAGCGCAAGCAGATCGTGCCCTGGACATTCAGCAGTGACGGCTGGGGCATGGGCCAGTGGCCGGTCCCGCGCCCGCTTTACAGGCTGCAGGAACTGGAGGCCCGCCTCGAGGATCCGGTGCTGGTGGTCGAGGGCGAGAAAGCCGCAGACGCTGCCGCAGCCCTGGCGGGCTCGCCTTACGTCGCCGTGACCTGGCCCGGTGGCGCGCAGGCTCTCAGCAGAGCGAACTGGCAGACCCTCCGGGGCCGGAAAATCCTCCTGTGGCCTGACGCTGACACTGCCGGCATCGAGGCTATGCAGCGCCTGGCGGCCATCCTGCAGTCGCTGGCGGCCGAGGTCAAGGTCATCGACCCCACAGGCCAGCCCGACGCATGGGACTGCGCCGATAGCGGGTGGACCCGGTGGTCCGACGCTCGGGCCTGGATCGCTCACAGAGTGTCGCTATGGCTGCAGGCGCCGGCGCCTGAGCCTGCAGCGAAGCCCGAGCCGCAGCCTGCAGCGGACCCGACGCCGCCAGATAGCGACGAGATCGGGACGCTTGAGCCGCCGGATTGGTACAAGCGGTTTGCGTTTCTGCTCAGTAGCGCGGATTTCTTCGACCTGCATCGCAGGAAATTGGTGGAGCGCAAGTCATTCGACGCGGCGTTTCGGCATCACAAAATGCACTCTATCCACGTTAACGCAAGCGGCCTGCATAGTAGAGTCAGCGCCAGCACCAGCTTCGACGAGAACCGCATCGCCATGGGCGCGCGCACGCTGGCCGGCATGATCTACGCGCCTGGGAACAGCTTATTCGTGGGTCACGACGGCGAGGTTTACGGCAACGTCTGGCGCGACGGCAGGCCGGCAGGGATAGCCGGTGACATCGGTCCGTGGCTGGAGCACGCAGAGCGCATGATCCCCGATGCTGCGGAGCGCCAGCATTGCTTGGATTGGATGGCTTTCAAGGCGCAAAACCCGGGCGTGAAAATCAACCACGGCATCCTGCACGGTGGCCGGCAAGGATCCGGCAAAGACACGCTTTGGATGCCATTCCTGCACGCTATCGGCGGCGCGACAGGCCAGAATGTCAAAACGGTAACGACTGAGGAAATACAGTCGGCATTCAATTACTACGTTCTATCCGAGGTTTTGGTTCTGAATGAACTGCGCGAGCCGCAATTGCAGGACAGGCGGGCGCTGGAAAACAAACTCAAGCCCTTGCTGGCCGCGCCGCCCGAGACATTCAGCGTCAACGAAAAGGGCCGGCATCCCTACCCGGCAGTCAACAGACTGTCAGTGCTGGGTTTCAGCAACGAGCGAGTATCCCTGTCGTTATCGGCAGATGACCGCAGATGGATGGTCCTGTGGTCAGAAGCCGGCATATTGCCCCAGCAGGAGGCCAAAGCCCTTTGGCAGTGGTATCAGGCCGGCGGTCTGGACCGCGTGGCTTACTGGCTGCGGCAGCGGGACGTATCGAATTTCTCGCCGGGGGATCGGCCGCCAGTGACGGACGCCAAAACAGTGATGATGGAAGGCGGCCTGTCGGCAGGTGAAGCTCTGTTGGCTGAGGCGATGCGCAACAGGGTCGGCGTGTTCCGGCCCGGTGCGATCATGGGACCGTGGCAGCCGGTGGTAGACGATCTGCAGCAAGGGATGCAGGATCACAAGATCAACATCCAGAGTCTGTATGTCGCGGCAGGGCATGCCGGGTGGCTGGATCTGGGGAAGGTCCGATGCCCGGAGCATCCGGTTAAGAAGCACATTCTTTGCTCGCCCGACACTTTGGAACGCTACCAGAGCAACCGCAGCGAAATCCGCCGCATGCTGGAAACCCTGATGCCGCATGCGAAGGTCTACCCGTTCAAGGCGGGCTAAGCCAGACTAAAAAAATCCCCGGGGAGCGTGACACTCGACCCGGGGAGGAAGCCGGCAAGGTGCCCGGCAGGAGGAGACAACAGCGAAAGCCCGCCGCGAGCGGGCGCCCGATTATAGGTCGAGCAGCAGGGCCAGCGCAAGCGCCAGCAGGAAGGCTAGGGCGGCCCAGATCATCGCTTGCCCTCCGCGCCCGGGGGGTCTGCCTCCCACTCCATCGCCACCGCCAGCGGCGCGCCGCGCCAGGAGCCGAATATGGCCCGTACTGCGGCATCCTCGGCCCGATACCATGCCTGCATGGCCAGGGCATCTGTCCAGGCCACGTGATAGCCGGACTGCAGCCAGGCGGCGTGCGGAGTGATGCCGGCAGCCGACAGGACTGCGTGAGCAGCATCAAGACCCCGGGCTAGCGCTTCGGGGGGCGGGGTGCAGTTACGTAGCACGAGGGGCATCGTCGTCTCTCCTCAAAACAACGCCGGTTCGTCCGGCAGGGGCGCCGCAGGCGGGCGCACAGGGCGCGCGCCAGGCGGCAGGCTGGGGTAGTCCAGCAGCTGGGGCGGAAAGGGCCACACAGGCCCGCGTAGGGGCTCTGTGGGGGTGTCAGGCGCGGCGGGCTGCATCGATACCCGCCAGATAGGCATGCATGCGATTCAGCAAATCGCGCGCCGGGATGTGACCGGTGTGCAAGGGCGACGACACGCCGCCGCCGTCAGTCACCATGCGATGCAGAGCGAAACCGCCATAGGCTCGGCTCAGGTGATAGTTTCCGATTTGCGCGCGGTTTTTGCCGTCAGCGTCGCGGACGTAAGGCTCGGCTGGCGAACCGGTTTCGCGGTTCAGGCGGTCGATTACGGCTTGCAGCTGGACAACAGTAATACGGTTCATCGTCTTCCTCTTTGTCTGCGCCACCGTGGCGCATCCTAGAACCCCGCGCGCGGGGCTCGGTGGATGCGTCAAACCGATTGGGGATCGAACCTGCTGCGCACGGCCAGGCGCCGCGCAGCCTCCACGGCGGGGATGTCTGGATTGCGGGCAATCCATTGCAAATCCTCCGGGTGCAGGCCGATGCGCACGGCTGCAGGCGCCGCCGCCAAATGTTGCGCAGCCGTCAGTGCGGAACGGCTACGGGCGCCGAAGTGGCGGATTGCTTCGTTTCGGGTCATCATGGTCTTTCCTCTCGTCAGTGTCAGAGCCCGAGCGCCACCAGGGCGCCCAGGGCGAGGCCGAATGCGACGGCGAACGCCACGCAAGCGAGGGTCAGGGGGATATCTTCCACGGGGTTCTCCAGTGTGCCCCGGTGCGGGGCGTGGGTAGTGTCGGGGGATAGGCTGACGCGGGGCTTACGTCAGCGCGCCATCGGCCACAGCATGCCGTTCGACAGTTCGCGGTAGTCGCGGCCATAGGCAAACCCGAGCCTACGCATGCGCGCCATGATCGCGCGAGCGTAAATTCGGGATCGATCGTGGTCTGCATCGGTCATCAGCAGCGCAGGGTTTGTAGCGTGGTTCCATGCGGCGCAGAGGCCGACAATCGAGCGGCCGGCGCGCCACAGTGCGCCATCGGTCTTGTACTGGGCGTATGGTTTCATCTCATCTACTCCTATCGTTATCGCGCAAACCACGCGCCATAACCCCGGCTCGCGGGGTTATAACTCGGGGTCAATATCCGTACCGCATGCCAAAGTCAATGCCCCAGCGGTGATCACATTCGCAGCAGCGATACTCACCGTGCCCGTTGCTCTCGGTTTCCCTGCAGCCGCAATCGGGGCACGTCTCGCCGGCAGCAATCGCCACATCGTCGGCCAGCTCCTGCGGGGTCTTCGTCGTCGTCATCGTCACTCTCCAGGTTATCGGCACCGCCCATCGGCGCGACACACGTATCATCGGCGGATTTCCTGACGCGAAACTTACAGCAGCAGTCAGGGAACACTGGGACTTACCCTAACCCGATCCTAGCCAGCACGTCCCCCTCTGCGTCCCCTCATTGGACCGAGTCTGTCCCCTCTGAAAACGCACGGTTCCCCTCTGATGTCCCCTATTCCCCCTGGGAAGTCAATGTTTAAACGAAAGTGCCATTTGACATAATACATAGAGGACTTAAAAGGATAGGGGCAAAAGCAAGGGGCAATAAGGGACATCATAGGGAGAAGGCGTCTAAATTGAGGGGACACGCCCCCTGAAGCGAGGGGACACGCTGGGGGGCAGACCATGCCCGGCGCCGCCGCGTCCCCTATTCCCCCTGGTTCAACAATGTTAGTGAGAACTAACGTGCGCAGCCGGCTCGGTGCTGCGCTGCAGCATGGTGCGCGTGCTAACAGTGAGTGCGCTGATCGTCAGTGTGCTGACCAAGTGCGTGCTGACCATCAGCTCGAGGATAGTCAGCGTGCTGATCATCGGGGGGTGGATGATGGGTGTGCGCAGGATTGATGCCCCGGCTAGGGCCTTGGCTCGGAGTGAAATGGTACGGACCCCCCACAGCCATTTTTTTTTGCACACACTTCGGCTATCATGCCGCCATGTTCCGCGACCTACCCGTCACCGCCAGAGAGCTGAAGGCCACGCCTGACGCCCTGGAGCGCATTTACGAGAATGCGAAGCTGGGATTGCGTGGCGATGCGCTGGCGCTGGCTGCGGGTATGTTGCCGGTGGAGTTGGCTCGGCTGAAGCTGATGGACCCGATTGCGGAGTTGGCGGAGATGAAAGGCCGTGCTGATAGTGAGATGACGATGTCGCGCACGCTGTACGAGGCGGCCGCGAACGGGGATTCGAAGGCGGCGCTGGAGTTTCTGAGGCACAGGCACGATTGGCAGGCTGCCCAACGAATTCAAGTGGACGTCACTCAATCAATCAGCATTACTGCCGCGCTGGAGCAGGCGGAAAAACGAGTGCTGTCGGCAGTGGAAGACGCTAAAATAGTCGAGCCCCGACACCGCGCCAACGGTGCCGAGGCTCTAACCCACCAACCTGTGAAGGAGGTCAGTGATGGCTACGGCAAGTCTAACCCAAGAGCGGCTGATGAGCTTGGTGTCGTATGACGCCGAGACTGGCGTAATAGCTTGGCGGCACAACGGCCGTCGCGCCGGCTGGCGACACCGCTTGGGGTACAGAAACGTACGAATTGATGGCGTTGCGTACGCCGAACACAGGCTTGCATGGTTTTACGTGCACAGCTGGTGGCCAGCGGCAGACTTGGACCACATCAACCGCGTGCGGGACGACAACAGGTTGGCAAACCTGCGGCCGGCAACCAGGTCGGAAAATTGCCAAAACCAACCAATACGCAGCACAAACCGTTCTGGCGTAACTGGCGTTTATTACCACAGTTGCGCCCGCAAATGGGTTGCGTCAATTAATATTGACAAGAAACAGCGCCATCTTGGTGTGTTTGACACCGCAGAGCAAGCCGCAGCCGCGCGCAAATCTGCTGAGCAACGGTATTACGCTTACAGGCCGGTTTGATGCAAACTATTAAATATTCGCCGCAAGATGAGCAGCTTTTAATGCAAAAGCTGTGGTCGCCGGCAATTAAAGACAACCCCGAGGCATTTGTAATGCTGGTTTTTCCTTGGGGAGAAAAACACACGCCTCTAGAAAATTTTCGCGGCCCGCGAAAGTGGCAGAGGGAAGTGCTTCGCAAGATTGCGGACCACATCAAAGCAAACAGTGGCAGGCTTGACCCGCAAATGCTGCGCATGGCAATTGCGTCTGGGCGCGGCATCGGCAAGTCTGCGCTGGTTGCGTGGATAACAATGTGGTTTATGTCAACCCGCATAGGGTCGTCAACAATTATTTCGGCAAACAGCGAAGCGCAGTTGCGCAGCGTTACGTGGGCCGAAATAATTAAATGGTCGGCCATGGCCATTAATTCGCACTGGTACGAAGTGAGTGCCACAAGAATTGTGCCGGCAAAGTGGATCTCCGAGCTTGTTGAGCGCGACCTTAAAAAAGGTACGCGGTACTGGGCTGTAGAGGGGAGGTTGTGGTCTGAAGAAAACCCGGACGGCTACGCCGGCCTGCACAACTACGACGGCGTTTTGCTGATTTTTGACGAAAGCTCGGGCATACCGGACTCTATCTGGCAAGTTGCTGCCGGCTTCTTTTCTGAGCCAACCCCACACAGATTCTGGTGCGCGTTCAGTAACCCACGGCGGAACTCGGGGTATTTTTTCGAGTGTTTTAACGCCAAGCGGGCGTTTTGGAACACGCAGAACATTGACGCCAGAACGGTGGAAGACACCGACAAGGGCGTGTACCA